ACACTAACGTTTAGCACGTTTCATGTCATTCTCCTAAAAAAATAAAATTGGCGCCGTGGACGGGAATCGAACCCGCCTAGGTCTCATCGACAGTGAGGTGCTCTACCCAGAGAGCTACCACGGCATATTGGTATAGCGTACGGGAATCGAACCCGCCTAGATAGGTTGAAAGCCTATTGACCTAGCCCAGAAGTCTAACGCTATATAATTAAACAGGATGCATTTTTCTTTTATACCAAAAAAAGTTATATAAGATTTGCTGTTAGCATCCTAAACTTGGTTCCCAGAACAAGAATCGAACTTGTAATAAAGGCTTATCAAGCCTCCGTTATACCATTTAACTATCCGGGAATAAATTGGCGACCCGGACGGGATTTGAACCCGTGATCTCCGCCGTGACAGGGCGGCGCCTTAGGCCAAACTGAGCTACCGGGCCAATTATTCACACACTCTTTCGAATGTGTCGTATAAAGTACACTACATGGATGAACCCACTTGCCCTAAGGCCCGAGTGTACTTTATACGCTACCATTTTACAATTCTAGTTATCGCCTAGAACTTACCATCCGGTAGGCCGCCCACATTAAGCCGATGTTTTAAGTGCCAGCAGGGTCGCGTTCCCTATACACACTTTTTCGAAAGTCTAAAAACAAAAAACCCCAGGGTTGTTAATCCTAGGGTCCTTGGAGTGAGTGTAAACTTACGCTTACATTATGTCCTCCCGGACCCTACTATTAATCTCTGGTGTGCGATCAAGTGATAATAGACTTCCACAATTAATCGCTGACCAATAAGAGGCTATTACACCTACCTGTTTAGGCATCGTATTAAATTGATGTTGTCTAAAATTCGATTGCATTTTAAGTTTCTCTTTTATCCTTTGTTTGCTAAAAAGCACCATTGCTTCTTAACATGTATTTATTATAGTGTCTTGTTGGACACTTGTCAACAACTTTTGTAAAATCTTTTTGTTGTATTTCTACAACACTTTGAAACTACATTGTTTGCTAACTAGTCTCTATTGTATTGCCTTTCAGCAACCTAGTCAACCACTTTTGGCTAACTTTGTTCAAGTTATTTATGCCTCTGTTGTTTAACTAGTCTCTATTGTATTGTATATATGTCTTTGTGTCAAGACCATATGTGAAATATGGTCTTTTTAACACTTTTTAACTATTTAGAACTTTTGCCACTGAGTTCATCACTGCGGCAATACGACCAATGTCACGAAGTTGTTCTACTGTGTAGCCTTCCTTCTTCAATGTTTCGTAGTGTGCCTTAACGCAGAAGTGACACTTGCCAACAATACTTGCGGCCAAACTAAATGCTTCAAAGTTGCTCTTAGTTGTTCCACCGTGATTGGCAATAGCATTCATGCGTAGTTGTGCTGGCAGGCCTTTTAGTTGTTCATCATCGGCCATTTCAACATATGGATACCATACATTGTTCTGTGCCATAATACTTGCCGCTGTCATTGCTGATTCTGCATGTACTGGTGCATCTGCTAAAATTACTGATAGGATTTTACCATTGCCTGTTGCGGCAAGTGCGGCCACAGCACAACCCATAGCCACATCTGCATCTAAGGTACTACGCAAAAGGACTGCGTCAAGATTTAACTTGGCATCCTTTGCGTAATCTGGCAAGGCACTTTTGACTTGCTCAATAAATGCCATTATAGTGTCTCCCCGCCTACTACACGGTTACATGCACATAGTTCACCAGTTTGCAATGCGTCCAAAATACGCAATGTTTCTTCTGGGCTACGACCTACATCCAAGTTGTTTACAGTAACGTGTTGGATAACGTTTTGTGGATCAACAATAAATGTAGCGCGAAGTGCGGCACCTGCTGGAGCATAGAACACGCCTAGTTGTTCTGCCAAACTCAACTCGCCCCTCTGTGTGTCTGCAAATTGGGTGTGTGTGATTTTGATTAAATCTGGGTGGCTCTTTTGCCATGCAATTTTACAGAACTCATTGTCTGTTGAACCTGTCAAAAGAACTGCATCACGATCAGTGAAGTCGCCATTTAGTTTGTCATAGGCTACAATTTCTGTTGGGCAAACAAATGTAAAATCTTTTGGATAAAACACGATTACTTTCCACTTGCCTTCGAAACTAGTTTCGTTGATTGTGAAGAAAGCATCTTCTGGTTGTCCTGGCTTAACGCCTGTTACTGCGAAATGTTCTAATTTATCACCAATTGTTTTCATTTTAATCTCCTTGTGTGTGTTGAAAACTAATAACTCAGTGTTTGTACTGATATGTTATTGTAATAGTATTTACCAATAAAAACCGTAGACTTAATTGGTTTTTTCAATAATTATTTCAATGACCGTAATTGATTTTTTTAATAACGTTAATGATCTTTTTTATCTAAAATTGGGGCAATGCGGTCTAGCTCTTGTTGACTAGCATAAGTTGGAGGATTGAATGCCTTCCAACTGTCAGGAGTAAAAAGTTTAACAGGTTTCCAATATTTGTGTAGGATATTATTAATTACAACAATACCAACTACAATTACAATAAATGCCATCATTGTCAAAATACTTCCTGCCAAAATCTCTGCCGCGGTATCTACATCCATGTTACTTCCTTAGGGGTAAAAATTATATTATAAAACAAAAAAGGTTGCCGAAGCAACCTTTTAGGTGAACTAATCCTAAGATTAGAATGAGTACTTAGCACCAACCAATACTGTGCTACCGTCATATGACTTGTAGTTGTGCTCGCCAGCTTGGTAGCGATAGTCAACTGTCAAACCAACTTGCTTGGTAACTGGAACAGTAATACCTGCACCTACTACACCAGCATAACGATCTGCATGGTCGATAGTGCTATTGTCGATATAGGCAACACCAGCTTTAGCTGTTAGTGTAGCTGTACCCACAGTAGCAAAGTCATATCCACCAATCAAGTTAAACTTGTTAGTATCGCCTTTTTGTTCACGTAGAGCTTCTGCTGTTACGCTAAAAGCACCAAAATGTTGACCTACTGTCAAACCATATGTATCACGTGAGTGATTACCTTCTTTGATGTCAACACCGCCAACGACGCCAACTTCTACAGCACTTGCTGAAATAGCCGCTAGGGCCAATAGACTTGCTAATGCAATCTTTTTCATAATTTACTTCCTTTTTTAATATTAAAAAGCGACTAGTTGTCACTAAGATTATTATATATCCTAGTTACTACTGAGTCAAGAAATATTTAACTCAAAAATAAGCCCAGAAAACTGGGCTTATTTGGTTAGTTGGGTGACAAGGACTTTCCTTCCTCGCGAGTGCGGGTTCTTAGGCCGCTAATGCAAATTCGTCATTAGCACTGATGCTAACTGGAACTTGGAAAAACTCGAATGTATTTGCTTTTGCATTTACTAGATTTGCTTGATTTACAGTCACCGCCTACTGTGTTGTCCGCTAATTTACTCTTTGCCCAATCGAATGCCGGTACACCCCCACCTAAGCACACTACCCAATATACTTAGGTGGAGGTGAGGGGATTCGAACCCCTGTCTTGAACACTTTTCTCGTCGTTTCATACAACAATAATTTTCCTACCCTTAGTATAACCTAAAGCTAGAAACTTGTTTAGATCGTCTTTGCCGATCTTCTTATTACCTAATTCACTATGAGTAACCCAACAGGTTCCAAATTGTGAATTCTTATTACCTTTGCCTCTACCTGTTTCTTTCCAAGTAGCTTTCTTCTTAGCAATAGCATCTGGGCTGTTAGCTTTGATACTGTTAGCTTTTAATATTTCCGGTGAGCGTGTCCAATCGTATTGTTTCTGCCATTCTGGATCTTTAAAAGGATTAGTATCTCTACTGGAAGTCTTCAACCCGCCTATACTACTAGTCTTACGCTTTTGTTCTGGATTAGAATTCACGTGATACCAAGATCCGGTACCACCTATTTTCATATTGTAAGTATCGGATCTTTTAACAAAATCTTCATTTACAATATCTGCTTCTAACTCGTACATTTCTTCTGGAGAATTACATATTTTAATATATTCTCTTTTGAAGTTTTCTTTGCCGTATTTCTTAACTGCTGATTTAAGTTGAGATCCACTGCCCAAATAATCATCTTCCAGATTACTTGTCACGTGAAGCCCAACATAAATCTTACCGTTAATAAGATTAGTTGTTTTATAAACTGTATAGAACATAAAACTATTTAGTTCGACTCGCGAGTCGAACCCGGGTCCGCAACGCCTTCGCTTTGAAGGGATTACAACAATTTCTTTAGTTTACTTGCTACGACGTAGAACTCTACGAACTGCGGCTTTCAAACTACCTTTTTTCGCTCTATATG